TAAAGCGCGTGTTGTGCGTCGTTCCGCCCGTCTTTATCACAGATCCTTTAATATCGTCTCTGCATCCCGTACCCTGCGCTCTTATTGGATAAAGCCCCGCTGCAACGGGTTGATCAGTAAAAATAATGACGTCCCCGTCCATTTTAAACCATGTTGTTGTGGACCCGTTCCCTATCTGTAATTCACCATAAGAGAAAAACACACCCTCAATAGCAATAAGAACGCCATACCCTCGAAGCGTTCCTGCACCATCGTCTTTATCCCTGGCCGCGATTAAAGCGAGCCCGATTTCATCTCCGCTCGTTCCGCCTGTAGCATAATATCCATCTAAATAGCGGAGATAATCAACCCAAAAGTTATCAACATTCTTCGCGTTTGTTGTATACTGCGGACGGACGCCCCACTGCTCAACATTTGCAAGCGTGAGGGTCGTCAATAGATTCATGTCAATTACAAAATTGACCCAACCACCGTCATAGGTATCACTTCCGAAGGCTGTAACATATTCTGTTACACTACCATCATTAAAGGATATTTCTACACCGCCCCCGGCCTCTGTTTCAAGATACGGCAATGAGATCGTATTGACCCATATGCGAAAATGTTTATCGACGGCGGTGACCGGTGCAGATCCTGCATTATAAAACCCATGAGTTGCATCCGCACGAAAGGTTCCAGCAATCCCGTTCGACCCTTCCTTCTTAATGTCCGTGTCTAAAACATCAAAGACCGTCCAGCCGGTTGTTGATTCCGCCGTGCTGATCGAAGTGTGATTTATGAGACCTAAAACGACAGTTGCCATTTATTTCTGTGTCTCCCAAAGGATCCAGAAACCAGTTTCGGCATACAATTCACAAAGGGCCATTTCCATATACTGAAGGGATCGAGTAGGCTTTTGCCGATCAATCCTAAAATCATCGATTCGCTTAGATTCTGGAACACGGAATTCTCGGACCGTGTTCAAGAAGCTCTTAATAGCAGAGGAGTCCCCGTCATATTGAATAGAGGCCTTCCGATTGGGTTCATCGTATTCAATGACCCCCTCCCTACCAGAACTTTTGTGTTTGAATTTAATCTGCATCAGTAATGAAGTCTCTCCCGAACTTCGTTTCTATGAACTCAGCCAGATCTTCATAGATCTTTTGAGCTTTTGACCATCCACCCGCGGCGCGCTTTCCTACGCGAGCGCCCGCATACCGTTGAATATTCATCGACCACCACTCCGAATCCTCACCACCCGCATCAAAAACATGCTTATAGATTCGGCCTTCATACTGGGTCATCCAGTTTGCTTTCCAATAGGCCCCGTCCCCATTACTATATTGACCTATTTTTTTGCTACCGTGATAGTTCGTATATATCTCACGGAGTTTTTGCCCATCGGCAGCAGAAACAAACTTTCCATTTGCCCAGTTCATTCCTGTAGTTGATCGACCGCCAGAGAATAGATGATCTACGGCGTGTCCTAATTCATGAGCGATTACATCATAATTCTCATTTTTAGCAAGCCATACAGATGGGTCCGTGCCCCGTTGCCGCTTTCTAAAATAGGCCCGATACTGAGACATCGTTTTCGGACTGAAATTGATTGTCAACCCATCAGCTCTTAGCGCATTTAAAACATCGAAGGGTATCCATTCAGTAGCATCCCCAAGTTTATTATCGAGCGCTTTAGTCCACTTCATATTGGACGGGGTTCGCAGCATATCTTTACAAACGTTGATCTTTTCCGTCCTAAGTTCCTCTTTAGTAAGAGTCCTGGCATAGGCGTTGTTGAGTTTCTCCATCTTCGCCCAGGCTTCTTTTCTTTTCTTAATAGCCATGGTCGAATTAGCAGGGCCCGGTATATTGCGATTCGCGGCTCTATTAACCTCTACGAGCCTCTTTAGTTGCGCCGGATCCTTCGGTGGATCATCAAAAACACTGAGCCCTTTAGGCTTAGGCTTTTTTGAAGAAAATAGGTCTTTTTCGCTCCATGTTTCAAATTTACGGGCCGGTGGCGCTGGGGCCGCAGGTTTCTTTGCCCGTGGCTTCGACTTCGGCTTCGGCTTAACCCGCGGGGCCGGCGGAGGGACAACAGGATCCGGAGAAACTGAACCGCCGTCTTTCACCGGCCGATAAACTACGGCGCAACGGCACTGAATTGTGTTCCCTGCTGCTCCCATGGGGTCTCTCGGAAACTTCAACGGCCCTAGAGGTGTCGTAAAGAACCCATCGATCTCTACCCCGTTAGGATTCAGCATCGGAATCTTTACATGCTCATTGCGCGTGCGGGCGTCCCGTGTATATACCCAGTGTTTCCGGACCTTCGTCTTATCAATGGCCCCCGTCTGGACCATCTGATCCATCGCCATTTGATTCCCAATTGACACGGCCCGCAGGGATTCAGTTCTAGCGATCACTTCCGATCTATATTTGATATATCTTTCTCGATAACGCTGGGTCATACGCTCAACATCTTTAGCAGCTAATGGTTTCCCGTCCTGAATTGCGCGTCTAACCTTGCTATCGAAACGACCATCTCTCAGTTTGCGATCGAGAGCGTCAGTATCAAGATTCTTCAGGGAGTTGTTATAATTCCTAACGGCCCGCTCTTGAGAGGGGGTCAAACCGATCGTGTTACGGTACACCCTCGCCGTCGATCGGGGATTGGCACCCGAAAGAATATCCGCTTCGACGGCATTTCGAACGGCCGACACGGTATCAGACGAGATTCCCTGAATAAGATTCAACTCATAATTGCGAATGGCCCGCGCTGCAAAGGGATTTGTCGTTGAAAAGCGATGGGTCGCATCAACGACAGCCCCCTTAGGGACTAGAGATATAGAAGCCCGGCCCGAGTCACGAATCGCATCATCGAGATCATCCCTTATCTGCTGGCTAATTATGCCTGGGGTATCTTTCATGTAATTCATGACGCCTTCAACACCGGACGCCCGTATTGCAACTTCGAGCTCCCTCAAGGATGTTTTACTCCTTATCTGATTAAAAGCACGTATCAATCCATTGCGAATACGTGGTTCATATCTATTTGCAATATCACTCAGGCGGCTCAAGATCTTCCTCTTCCTCTTCCTCAATCACAATATCCGTGTCCATGTCATCGGATAGTTCATCAGGAATCTTATCGGGGAGACCACCAGCGGAGCGGAGACGGTTTTCCGTCTCTTCGTCCGGGGCCAAAACAAACCCGGCCCTGGACAGTTTCTCAACGAACGTCCCGAGCTCTTCAATATCTTCCGGCGCCACACGGCCCGGTTTAAGATACGGCATGAGATTGGGATCAAGGCCGTTGATTTCCCAGAGATCGGGAATAAGCTTTCTGTTCAGAATGGCCGCTATTGCATTATTCCAGCCCTCTAAGGCCCCTAAAAAGAGGTCAGTTTTGCTTTTCGAAAGAGCGAAGGACCCCTTATCGCCCTGGCCCAGCATAATGAAATCTGCGAGAATGGTTCTTGCTATATTACCCTCATAGCGTTTGACCGTTTTATCAGTATCAATCGCCCGAGAACCACCGGCATTTAAGAGGGTTAATTCGACCTGCCTGAGGCTGGTTGGTTTCCCCTCCGCATCATAAAAGGGGTCTGAGGGAAGAACTACCCCGCCTTGGGAATTGTATTTGATGTCTCTGACGAGCTTTACATATTTAGCAACCGTTGCTTGCTTATTTGCGTCCTTCGAATCCATCAGGGAGTTCGGGATATAGACCACGGGCAGCCCGTTGAGCTCCCGTTCGATTGCGATAGCCTCGATTTCCTGAATGTTTTTCAGAAAGTACCAGGGCCGATAGGCGTTTCTCAGAACAGAGCGGCCCTCAGGATTGTCTTTGTTCGGCGTGGTCCGAAACAACAACGCCTTTTCCATAGGGATATACCGCAACGGCCCCGCATTAGGAGGCGTCTGATACATCCCGAGGACTTCACCGTTCTTAGTTATCTCCCAACGGTCTAGAGTTTCCTGGGCGCGATTCCCTAATTTGCGAACACCGATAAGCCCGTCTGAATACTTGGATTTGAACCGCTTATCTGTTTCGGCCGGCCCGAGGCGCCTTTTGTAGACGATCTCTGTCAGTTGCCAGCCGAATGTCAGCATTGTGACTACATTAGCAATGAAATCTTCCCAGGTATGATCCATGTCATCCAGGATAGATTCAACGAAAGCTACAGCGGAGGCCGCATCCGTTATCTTAATCGCGGGCGCGCCCTCCGTTTTATAGGGCGTGTGGCCCCTAGAGATATCTTCATCTTCCTCGCTATCATATTCAACGGACCAAGGAACCGCTCTGAGAAGCATTTCAACCGCAAAAAGGATTGCCCCGACAGTCGAGTCATTATCCCGCATCTCTCGATAAATGCGTTGACCCTGTTGCCCCTGAAGGACCTTGAGAAACTCCTCGTGAACATACCCTGAATAGACTTTCGCCCCGTTAACGCCCCATTCATTGGTGAGGCTTAACGGCTGTCCCTCGTCATCCACCATCTCAAAGGTAGGATTAACGGTCCGTTCTTCCTCGGGACTTTCCTCTTTTGGACTTTCAACTGGTATCTTTTCCATATTAAGCTGCCTTATCCGGGTTTAAATTACGGGTGTTTTCGCAACCCGCTGGGCCGCCTACCTCATTGCCACCTGACTTGACCATCTTCACAAGACGAGTAAAGGCCCTGACAGCGGAGTCGATTTGATCTTTAAAACCGTTCGGAAAGAAAGAACCTTCATCTAGAAAGGCCTCGTTCCAGTCCCCCTCTACAAGTTTGACGTTCCCCGCTTCGCATTGAGCTGAAAAGGGGTTTGCCCGGAGAACCTTATCTCCTGACTCGACCGAATATCTCACATCATAACCGACCAAATGAGCAGCTAGATCTTGCGCCTGAGCCTTTCCGGCTTGACCAGGATCCTGGGGAAAGTCTATAATGGTATCCACACCATCCTGAGAGGCCGTATTCTTCATTCCATTGCGGACGGCCTGGGGATTACCCCTGAAACGGGATACGTGCCCAATATAGAAGACTCCGTTAACATATTTCATGCGAACACCCGCTGTAAAGGCCGGGCTAGAGGACTGAGCTTTCGCCTCTTTCTCTCCGGTGGCCGCTAAGTCCCAGCCACGAACCCATGGCGTTCCGCCCGCGGGCGCGGCCCGCACAATCTCAAACCATTCCCTTTGAAATAGACCCCCTTCCAGGGGCCTTGGGTCCTGGCCGACTTGCCCTGAATAGCCGTATGATCCAAGATCCGCACGCATCTCATCAAGTACGGTCCTGGACATACGGATTGGGTCAAGAAGGCCACCTTTGTAGAACTTCTTTAAATGAGCCGGTTTGACTTCAAAGGATAGATCGCCAGGCAGAACTAAGTGTCTGTATTTCTTACCCTTCTTCTCAGTAAGAAACCCGGTAGGGTCGATCTTATGAAGGCGCTGCATAATCATAATTGTTACAGTGACCTTCTTATCGACCTTCCGAGTTGAAAGGGTTCGGCCCACCCAGTTATTTGCGGTCAACCGCTCCGCATCTGAGATCGCCTGCTCGGGGTTTAAGGGGTCATCGATGATGATGAAATGCCCGTGGACCCCCGTGACTGTGGCCCCGACTGACGTAGAGAAACGGGTTCCCCCGTTGGTGTTCTTGTAATTGGATTTAGCGTCCTTGTCCTGCCTGATTTGCATTTCGGGAAAGTACGTCTTATACTTATCCGATCGAATGAGATCTCTAGACAGCTCTGCATGCTCTAGGGCTAACGAACCCGCATAACTGCCTGTAATAAATCTGCAAAAGGATCCTAAATAAGGCTTCTTCCCGTATTTCTTCTTATGGGCCTCGTATTCCTTGGCATATTTCAGCTTAGGCAGACGAGCGATCCAGACCCAGGCAGGAAACATCTGAGCGCAAATGGTTGATTTAGTCGTGCCGGGTGGGATGTTTATAATAAGGTCATATTCTTTCTCACGGCCGGCGATAACTCCCCAAGCAATCTTTTGCAATTCATTGCAAAGTAGCTCTATGTGCCAATTATAAACGGGGTCCGCTTCAACAATCACGTTCCAGAACTCCTTCACAAAGAAAAAGAAGTTCCTCCGACACATTTCAGCCCGCAGTGAAGCGGGCTGTTGTATCGCGGTCCTGATTATAGGGCTATTCTCTAGGGCCACCAGCATTCGACTTTTCCGTCAATTTAATTAAGATTTCGAGTTCTTTATTGGTTAAAGTAGATAAATCGAGGGAGTTTTTCGTTTCGATAGGGCCGCCATCTGGTCCTGATACCTCAAGACGCTTCGTGTTACCCAGGCCCTTTATGTTTTGAAGGCGTTTCAGGGCCGACCCCTTGTCCCAAAGAGAGATCTTGGTCTTCGGCCCGATTGGTGTATCAATGATTTCTATGCTAGAAATGCACCGTCTGACTTCAGGAGGGAGAGATTTTAGACCTTTACCGTCCTTAATACAACCGTTATCGTCGATGTAATTAGTTAAATCGGAATAAGCGATACAGGTCTCTTCTAAAACGAGGCGTTCTACTGATAGGCCGAGCTGCTCCAAACGGATCTGATCGACCTGCTTTATGAAAGGAACCAAAGAAGGGTGATACTTATGACGCCATGCAGTACTCTTCGCGTTGATTTCGTCCCAGTCCCATCGGCTTGAGGCGAACCTTCCGCAGTCAATCATGGTCCAACCCATGATATCTTTAATTAAGTATGCAAAAATAAAGCGCTTTTGATTGGTGGTTAAAGCAAGAAAATCCTCATCTGCATGAAAAGGAAGTTTCTTATAATCAAGTTCTGATTCAGCGCTATAATAATCAACTTCTAACATTAAAATCTCCTGGGAAGGATACAACTCTCTTTATTGTCTGATCAGTATAAAACAAAAAAACATGGTTGTAAATCTCTTTTTTCAACAGGCCTTTGAAAAAGATTGGGTTCAACCCTTTAATTCCCTTAGCGCGCGAAAGATCTAAAACCTAGAAACCAAGAAGCATCCAATTTCAAATCCCAATGGGATAGACCACAATAAAATTCACCGTTTATCCAATCATATCAATAACTTAACAGTGGTCACTCGCCCATTCTCTGAACGTCCCTAGTTAACCCACGGATATTATTAACAATATCGATCTTTCTTTGAAACTCGAGCATATACCCGTAACAGTGACCTTCTAAGAGCTTTTTGCCGCCACTGTTAACCCATTAATATTATTATATATAATGCCCACATAGTGGCGTTCCAGAAAGCCCGAGTGTACCACCCTAAACCATTAAAATCATTATATAAACGCGCGCATAGTGGCGGCAGTGGCGGCAGTTTTGGATTTGAAAATTTTTTTTTATTTTTTGTTTTTCAAATCGGCCTCGGGCCGCCACCAGGGGGTGATTTATCGAATAATATCGGAGGGTTGGCTAGGCACACTCGCGAATTTCGGAGTGCCACTGAGAGGAATATTCGGAATAATATCGGAGGGTTGGCTAGGCACGCCAAACGGACCAGAGCCGCCACTGGCCGCCACCGTGTAGTAGAAAACAGAAACGGCCTCCGAGGATTTGCCCCGGAAGCCGTTCTGCTGATGGAGGGGAGGTGGACTGATCTTAACCATGACATTAGCCTTATAACCTATTAAAATCACTTTGTAAACTTCTTTTTTTAATAAATCGAAAAAAGATATTATTCGAAAGAAAAACAGATCTTATCTCTTTTTCTTTCGAATCTTCTTTTTAATTTAATGAAAAAATAATTATTTACAAAGTGATTTTTATGGGATATAACGGGGTCACCTTATTAATAACGGAGGCCCCATGAGACCCATGACTGAAGAATTCGTAGTTGGCTTTGCTTTTACTCCGGACGACCGAGTTCTCTTAATAGAGAAAACTCACCCCCGGTGGCAGGCCGGTCTATTAAACGGTATTGGGGGAAGAATCGAGGTCGAGGAAACACCCGAGCAAGCAATGAATCGGGAATCCATTGAAGAGGCCGATTTACATTTAGAATGGACCGAACGGGCTCGTATAACAGGACCCTATTTCGATGTATATGTTTTCTATGCGATTAGTTCAAAGGTCCGCCGATTCAGACAAATGACCGGGGAACCTTTAGGGATATACCGCAGGGAAGATTTAGATAATTATCCGCATGTGTCGAATGTCCCTTATTTAGTGGCGTTCGGGCGGGCGGTCCACAACAAGAGTTTTGATGGAATGGCTAATCCTTATATAACACTTGACTACGGGAGAATGAAATGAATAATCTGCTCACCACGAAAGAAGTGGGCGAGCTCATTAACCGCACCGCGGGCCGTGTTGTCCAGCTAATCCGTGCTGGTAAACTCAAGGCAGAACTCAAGGGTGGCATCTACCTTATTAAAAAAGAAGATGCGGATAATATTGTTTTGAGAAAACCGACCGGACGGCCCCCAAATGGCGACTAAGTATGAGTTCAAAACAGAACCCTATCAGCACCAGCGGAAGGCGTTAGCGCTTTCATGGAATAAAGAATACTTTGCATGGCTGATGGGTTACGGTACAGGGAAGACGAAAGTCGCTATAGACAATGCTGGAATCCTTTTTCAGCAAAAGCTAATCCGCGCCTTATTCGTTATAGCTCCAAATGGCGTTCACGAGCAGTGGATCGAAGAGCAAGTCCCCGAACACCTCCCTGATTTTATTCCATACACCTCTCATATATGGCAGGGCAAAAGCACAAAAAAATATATGCAGGAAGTGTATCGGTTCTGGGCCACCACGCCGAATAAACTGATGATATTCACAATGAATGTGGAAGCCCTTCAATTCAAAAAATCAAAAGCGTTTCTCCTTTTTCAAAACTTCTTAGCTGAATTTGATACCTTATTAATAGTCGATGAATCTACCCGAATAAAGACCCCCGGAGCGGTCCGGACAAAGCAGATAATCCAGGCCGGGCAAAAAGCTAAGTTCCGTAGGATCCTAACAGGTAATGAAATCACACGATCGCCGTTTGATATTTATTCTCAATTCGAGTTTCTTCATAAAGGATTCTGGCGGCAGAACTTTCATTCGTTCCAGAACCGATATGCCGAGTATAAAAGGAACACCGCGCGGATTAAGCAATTGAAAACCCAGTCGAACTGTCCGTTTTGTAAAAGGACGATTCGATGCAGTGTTCGTAGACTTAGTGAGATGGTTTTCTTCAATTGCCCATTATGCAATAAAATCATCCGTGACCCCTATCTCCCACCTGAAGCTAAAAAGGTTCTACACAAAGACGGTCTTTATGAATACCCTACCTTGATAAAGTATAAGAATCTTGAGCAACTACGATCACGGATTGAACCCCACGCCTTTAGAGTTCGGAAGCGTGACTGCTTAGACCTCCCTCCTAAAATCTACTCCCACCTATATTGTAAAATGAATTCGGAACAGGCCCGAATCTATAAGGAAATGAAAGATGAATTGTTTACAACTTACAATGACGTGGAGCTTACGATACCGAATAAAATTGCTTTGTCTGTTAGATTCCAGCAGGTGGTTGGTGGTTTCTTTCCCGAATCCGGAGATCCTATTGGAGATAAAAATCCTAAAATCGAAGCCCTTTTCTACGATCTTGAGGATTATGATTCTGACGACCCAATCATCGTGTGGTCCCGTTTTACGGCCGAGATTAACGCTTTATGGGAGGCGTTCCGTCTGCGCCTACCAGATTGGAAGGTGGCTAAATATTATGGTGAAACACCCCGAGCCGAAAGAACCGAGATTCTTAATAAATTTAAAGAGGGTAAAATACAGGTGCTTATCGGCAACCCCGCCACGGCCGGCACAGGCTTAAACCTCCAAAGATCACACCTACACTATTATTTTTCAAATTCATTTAAAGCGGAAGATAGGTGGCAGTCAGAAGACCGCTCCCATCGATCTGGACAAAAACATCCTTGTCTTTACAAGGATATTTTTGTCAAAGGAACAATCGATGATACCGTTAAGAAATCCAATCAAGAAAAGAAGAACTTTGCTGAGTTCTTCAAGGAAGGGGCTCTCCATGATTTACTTTAACATGATAAAGGAGGAGAAATGAACACGCAACCGCAACCAGATATTTTTAAGGACTTGGATGCTATTCGTGAAGAAACCAAGCCGGAGGTTGATCTGGGCCTCATTACAAAACTGGTCAAAAAGCAAGCAGTATTAGAAGCACCAACCGACGAGGATAGAGCTTCCTCGATTTATGAATTGGTGCAAAAACTCGGGGCCTCGATCAATGATATTGAAGCGGCCTTGAAATTACGAAAGAAAGACCTTTTCTCCGTTCGACAGGTCCAGATCCCCGAGATCATGAATCAATGGCAGATCACGGAGATCACCACGCAGGACGGAAAAAAGATTCAAATAAAAGACGGTCTTTCCGTTTCGGTCCGCGACAAACCGGCCCTGCTGGCGTGGCTGAGGTCGACGGAAGACGGAGCGGAACTTGTCAAAAACACGATCACCGTCACCCTGGGCAGGGGCGATGATGAAAAGGCGAAGGAGGTAATCGAGGCCCTTATCGAGAAAGGCGCGGAGTTTGAAAACAAAGAGGATATACACTCCGCGACTTTGAAGAAACACGTCAGCGATGGTTTGAAAAAAGGCGTCAACTTTCCTGACGCCATTAACATCTTCGAGTATAAATATTCGAAGATCACCCTCTAATAATAGGAGATACAAAAATGGCCAAAGCAAAAAAAGAACCCGCCACGAAAGAAGTGGCAAAAACCGCCGAAGCCGCACTGCCGATCTCCGCAGAAGAACTCGCAGCTATGTCAGGACAGGGATTCGAAAATGCCGATTCATCGGCATATGCCATTCCATTCCTGAGAGTTCTTCAGACGAATTCGCCGCAGTGTAATCCGGACGAGGCCTCTTACATCGAAGGCGCCCGTGGTGGATATTTCTTCAACACCGTCACGGGGAAACTCTACGGCAAGGAGGTCCTGGTCATCCCGATTACCTACAAGCGGGATTTCGTGGAATGGCTGCCCAATCGTGGCGGCTATGTGAAAAGTCACGGTTCGGATCCTTCCATCATGGAACGTGTCGTTGAGGTCGATGATAAGAATAATTCGATCCTTGACAACGGCAATATCATTCAGGATTCCCGCAACCACTTCATCCTGATCGCCGACGATCTCACAGCGGGGCCGATCATTTTCTCGCTGTCCTCAACGGGGATTCGGCACTCGAAGAAGTGGATGTCTCTTCTGAGCAATTTGCGGACGCCGATCGACCCCAAAAAACAGCCCCCGATGTTTCTGAGCATGTGGCGAATCGCCACGACCATCAATGAAAATGAAGATGGTAAGTGGTATCAGATCGGGGATCGTTCCACGACCCTCATTAACTTCGAAGGATGGGTTGATGAAGAAATGCTTGAAGCGGGTCGCGCCTCTTTCAAGCTGATCAACTCTGGCAACACGTCGGTCGACTACGCTTCGACCGTAGACGGGAAAGAAAAAGACGACGTCCCGTTCTAAACGACACTAAGCCGGCCCCCAATACGGGGGTCGGCTTTTCTAATATGAGAAGGTATACTCCATGGATATTCAAGATTTTTATCTATTGTTCCGTGGTAACCCAAGAGGGCACGGGCAATATAACATCCAGGGAAAGGTCGTCGAAGGAAAAAAAGCAAAAGGCCGAGCGTTTACTAAAAAAGGCGAGGCGACGGAAGAAGATTATAAAAATCATTTAGAGGGAAAGCAAGGGTTAGGAATCGTTCCGATTCTGGAAGATTCGACCTGTTGGTGGGGAGCAATAGACATTGATGTCTACGACCTTGACATCGTGGCTCTCGATAAAAGAATAAAGGAGCTTTCACTTCCTTTAATAACGTGCCGAACCAAATCGGGAGGGGCGCACTTATACCTGTTCGCGAGAGATGAACCAATTAAAGCCCCTATTCTTAGGGAGCAACTACTGATTTTTGCGCAAGCCTTAGGGTATCCCAAAGCAGAAATCTTTCCAAAACAAGACAAGATCGATCGAGATACGGACATTGGAAATTGGATCAACCTGCCTTATTTCGACGCCGAGAATACAGCCCGCTATGCATTGATGGCCGACAAGGCTCTATCCCTGACGGAGTTTTTAGATGCGGCCGATATAATGCGAATAACGGAAGCGGAACTATTAAAAACGGAACCGGAGACATTTACGGAGGACGATCTCGATGGAGCTCCTCCTTGTATACAGGCTCTGTGTAAAAGGGATATTCCACTCGGGGAGAAAAACACAACCGCATTCAATGTTGGTGTTTATTGCCGGTTAAAATACGGTGACAACTGGGAAGAAGAATTTGAGAGGATGAATAAGGAATACACGAAAGCATCCCCTCAAACCATGTCGAAGTCAATTAGCCAGCACCGCAAAAAAGAATACTTTTACCAATGCGGGGAGACTCTACTAAAAGAAGTCTGTAATAAAGAAATGTGCCGCACCCGCCGTTTTGGAATTGGCCAGGACACGGGGCCGTCGATTTTATTAGGGGCGCTTCAGAAAGTAAAGTCTGACCCTCCGATCTGGTATCTTGATGTTGAAGGGGAAATGCTTGAACTGTCGTCAGAAGATCTTATTGATCAAATGCGGTTTAGAAAAAAGTGTATGGAGAAAATCCATAAAATACCCCGTAAAATGAAGCAAGAGATTTGGGACCAAGTTATTCAAGAGCGGCTTGATAATGTGGAAGAAATCGAGGCGCCCGAGGATGCTGGTCCGATCGGCCAATTGATCTATCTCATAAGAACCTTTTGCACCGAACGAGCGCCCGCTCAAACACGGGATGAAATTCTTCAACACAAGCCGTTTCACGAGAACGGGTTGACCTTTTTCCAGTCTCCTGATTTAATGAAATTCCTACAGCAAAACAGATTCACGGGAATGCACCCAAATAAGATCTATGACACGATTCGGAAAATGGGTGGGGAACCCCAGAAGTTATCTGTAAAGAATATAAAAGTACGTGTCTGGGCTATCCCTCGATTCGAAGAGCAAACGGAGGATTTTGACGTGCCGGAGATCAAAGACGATGATTTCTGATCAAAGAGTAATTCTGGGCCCGCCGGGCACAGGAAAAACAACGACACTCCTGAATATTTTAGAGAAAGAACTTTCTCACGGTGTTTCTCCATATAAGATTGCTTTTGTGTCCTTTACCAGAAAAGGTGCTTATGAGGCTAAGGAACGTGTTGTTGAGCGGTTCGATTTACATGGTGACGACCTTCCTTATTTTAGAACCCTACATTCCATGGCGTATCGTCAGACGGGCGCTTCAAATGCCCAGGTAATGAAACGCCAGGATTATACTGAATTAGGAGAACTTCTGGGCCTCGAGTTTAAAATGCGAGGGGATGTTGAAGAAATGCCCGGTCTCCGCGATTCGGGTGACCGGCTTTTGTTTCTTGAGGGGTATGCCAGAAACACGATGCAGTCCCCAAAGGACGTTTGGAGAAAATACGGCGAGGACATCAACTGGTTTACTTTTAAGCAATTCATTCAGACATATCAAAAGTATAAAGCGAAGAGGGGTTATCTCGATTTTACGAATATCATAGAAAGCTTTATTCAAACCCGGATCACCGTGCCCGTGGAGGTGGCGATAATCGATGAAGCCCAGGATTTAAGCGCGTTACAGTGGAAAATGGTTGAGATTGCCTTTGCCAACGCAAAAAGGATTTACATAGCCGGCGACGATGATCAAGCTATCTATAAGTGGTCCGGGGCCGATGTAAAGAAATTCTTATCCTTAAAGGGAGATATGGTTTATTTGAACCAATCCCATAGAATGCCAGAAGAAGTCTTTAAAATCGCGCAAAGGATCTCGAAGCAGATCAAGCAGCGGTATCCTAAAGAATTCCTTCCCCGAGAGGGGGAGGGGTCCGTGACGTTTCACAACGACCCGGATCAACTATGGTCGCACCTATCTAAAGGAGACTGGTTACTATTAGCTCGCAATCGTTATATGTTAAAGGATTATAGAGAAATGGTCGAAATGGCGGGTTATATTTACACAACGAGCTGGGGAACCAGCACCGACCCGAACCATATCACGGCCATTTATGCATGGGAGCGGGCTCGAAAAAAAGAGAACGCGATCCCGTTTCAACCGGAGGATATAGCCTTTGTCAACCAATGCCTACCCGAGGCACTACAGGTTAATCCTGGCCAAATGCTTAGCCCCCAGGCCCCCGTCTGGCACGACGCCATGACTAAGATCCCCATGGTTAAACGGGAATATTACAGGGCGATTCTAAGACGGGGTGGCGGCAAAGCTTTAGTTGCAGATCCCCGAATTCACATTAGAACTATTCATTCCGTAAAAGGAGGGGAAGCTGATAATGTTGCTGTAATGACGGACATGTCTTATAAGACCTATCAAACCTTTCAACAAGAAGCTGACGACGAGCACCGCGTGTTTTACGTGGGAATGACAAGGACAAGGAAGAATCTTCACATTATTCTTCCGCAAACTGAAAAGGGATACATCTTCTAATGTCTGGAAAATTTATTAAACCTTCGACAGAGGCCCCATATGAATTATCGCAAAGACAGCCGGTCAATAAGTTAACCGGTCCCAGAGAAACACAGTCTGAGGCAGTCGAAGCCGTGAAACCCAATCTCCGGATTGAGCGCTTTAGATTGGGTTCAAAGGTGATAATTATCAATCGCAATTATCGCTTCAATGTTGGCTATCGGGCCAGCATCGAGAAAGAGCCGGGCAAGTGGGGCGATTCGACTTATTCTCCCGAGGAGGCCGTTGGAAAGCTTATCTTAGAATGGCTGGCCAAGGAAATCAAAACAAATGGGAGGTCAAGGATATGAAGTTAACATGTCCCGTGTGTAAGTCAACGCAGGTGATTCCTTATTCAAATAAGGATTTATTGATTGTGGTGGCTGGGATGCCTGATGCGGGTAAAGCAACGGGGTTCCGTTGCGAGGGGAAGTGTAAGATTTCTTTTTACCTTTACACGAAGAACGTGGAGGAAATGGAAAATGATGGACACGGTTGAGATTTGCATGACGGAGGTGGCTGAAGGGGATTTTGCGACTCTTTACACGGACGGTGACAGGGAGGTCTGGATTCCACATAGCCAGATCAAACACAGGGAGCTACTGAATAATTCCACCGGGGTCGATTATGAGTTAACCGTTACACGGTGGATCGCAATGAAGAAAGGATTAATTTAAAAAATAATTTCTGACTAAAATAATTATTTACAAATGAAATTCGGTGTGATACAAAGAGGCATGGTTAACAAAACACAAAGGAGACTACCATGCTTCACGAACAGATTTTAGCAGAATTTGAGGCCCTTCGGGAGTTCATGCGTGACAACGATTTAAGCTACAACGGTTCATACACTTACATTGGAAACGACACGATTAGAATTCTGCTCGACTTCATCCCGATCGACCAAACCCAGGAGGCCCTTCACCTCCTCCGCATCAACTTCCCTGAATACGACATTTTCCTTATAGATCACCCTTTAACATACGGCCGGCGCCGGCACGCCATTGCAGTTTATCTAATGGGGCCGGGCACCCGTTCCATCTATTGGAGACTACCATAATGCAAGTATTCGCAACGGACCCCAGTCCAGAGAAATCGGCCATGGCCCTCGATGATAAGAGGGTCATTAAGATGGTTCTTGAAACGGCCCAGATTATCTGTACCGCTTTACATGCGAGAGGGTATTCAACACCTTATAAACCGACCCATCAGCGACACCCGGTCGTTTTATGGGCAGCCGAGTCCCCTCACAATATCTCATGGCTTATTTATCATCATATCGCATTAGCGAAGATTTATGAAGGTTTCTCCGGCCGAACCCATAAGTCCTATATAAGTGTCGGGTATATTTATAGCGGCATGGCTCTACCTATTTGTGAGCCGTTTAACTTTGCTAATGCGGCACGGAGGTCCGATTTAAACATCGATTTCACCCATATAGAGGATACACACGAAGCATATCGTTTATATTTGAATGCTCGATGGAAGACAGATATTAGACCCCCGGTCTGGACAAACCGGCAACCCCCGAAATGGAGAAAACCATGACAACATTAGAACTTACATATCACCCGACGAAGAAGTGGTTTGGATCCTGGCCCTTAAGTTGCCAAGTATGTGGAACACCCATAGAACTCCTGAAGTGCGAATTCTTCGTTGACGGGGTCGTG